GGCTTGGGTGTTCGCTGTGAGGCGTGCGGTACCGTCATGCCGGTAATGTGGCGAACATGATGCGACTTGAGCGTGTCTATGCGGAAGCCGGAATGCAGAGAGGACGTGACGGACGTGTTGAATCGCGTTGTGCTTATCGGCCGCTTGACCGATGATCCGACGCTCCGCTACACCCAACAGGGCCACGCGATGACCACTTTTAGCATCGCTGTGGACAGGCCCTTCACCAACCAGCAGGGCGAGCGGGAGACAGACTTCTTTCCCATCGTGACGTGGCGCAAGCTGGCCGAGACGTGCGCCCGCAACCTGAGCAAGGGACGCCTGGTGGCCGTAGAGGGTCGCTTGCAGACGCGCAGCTACCAGGGACAGGACGGCGGGACGCGGTGGGTGACGGAGGTCGTGGCGGATAGCGTGCGGTTTCTGGATTGGCCGAAGGACGGCGGCCAGGACGAGGCGATCGTTGACGACGGCGCCGGGTACGACGGGTACGACGATCTGCCATTCTGACGGCGCCAGGAGGCGGCAAGCAATGGCGTGGATCGAGTCTCATGACAACCTGAAAGACCACCCAAAGACAAGGCGTGCCGCCCGGCTACTGGGGGTGTCGGTGCCTACCATCATCGGGCACTTGCACCTGCTTTGGCACTGGTGTCTCTCCTACGCCGAGGACGGGGACTTGTCTGGTTACGATGCCGCCGACATCGCCGAGGCCGTGATGTGGGATGGCGACCCCGACCAGTTCATCGAGGCGTTAATCAATTGCGGGCCCGCGGGTAAGGCCGGGTTCCTGGAACGTGACGCGCAGGGGCGCCTACTCGTACACGACTGGCACGAGTACGCCGGAAAACTGATCGCGAAGCGTGAGGAGGCCCGTGAGGCCGGCGCACGCGGCAACCATGAGCGATGGCACGTCCAGCGCGGCATCGTGGATCCAACGTGCCCGTACTGCCAGGAAGCATCGGAGAAGGATGGGCAGGTTATCGGGTCCCCATCGGGGGGCGAGTCGGGTGGCGATTCGCAACCCGAATCGGAACCCAATCGCGTTTTATCGCACAGTACCTTAACCGTACCTAATACCGTAAATAATCAAGAAGATATAGATCTTCCCCAAACCCATCCAAAGCGGGAGCGGCGCCGCAAGCGGGCCGCCGACGATGAACCAGACCCGCGAGTCCAGCCTGTTCTAAGAGCGTTCTATGACGCCTACATGTCGCGCTTTGGCAAGCCGCCTACGGAGGTCGTGCTTAACTTCGGGAGGGATGGCAAACGTGTAAAGAAGCTGCCGCCGGCCTACACGACCGGTGAGTTGCTGGAGTACATCGAGCGCTTCTTCCGCCCTGACACACCGGGATGGGTGACGCGGGATTTCAGCTTCCAAGCGTTCTTGCAGGCAATACCTAGGCTACAGGAGGTGGCCAGCGATGAACATGCGGCAGTTTCAGGAGATCTTGCAGCGAGCGGCCGAGGCGGAGGCCGAACGGCGAGCCCGCATCGCGGCAGAGAGGCAACAACGCGTCTCGGAGATCGTCTCGACCGCGGGTTCTTTGCGGGAGTACTTCAAGAGAATACTGCCTGACGGAGCTCCGGACCATGCGTACAACGACGAGTTCCTGGCTGACGACATCGAACGGTTTGAGGACGTGATGGCGGCGCAGGAGCGGGCAAACACATGCACAGCCGAGCGCGAGTGCGGGATCGACGGTTGCCGTCAGACTGTCCCGTACGTCGACTGGGCTGGCTTCTACTGGATCGTAAGGGAGCGGGCCTGCCCGCGTGCCCAGGAACTCACCAGACTGGCTGAGATCGAGAGGCGAAAGGCCGACGCGGACGTGCCCGCCCGGTTCCGGCATTGCGATTTCGACGGATTCGCGGTGACGCCTGCCAATCGCCGGGCCGTCGAGATGTGCCGCCAGTACGCGGAGACCTTCGAGTCTGGGCAGTCACACGGGCTGTTCATCGCCGGCGACGTGGGCACGGGCAAAACCCACCTAGCGGTGGCCGTCCTTATGCGGGTGATTGAGCGAGGCTTTGAGGGCAGATTCGTAGTCGTGCCCGAGTGGCTGCGCCGATTGCGTAGCACGTTCGACGGCAACGGGTCTAGCTGGTCTCTGTGGGAGAAGGTGCAGCACCATGGGCTTGTCGTGCTTGACGACATCGGCAGTGAGAAACCCAGCGAGTGGGTTGAAGAGCAGATGTTCATGGTCGTCGACTACCGCTACCGCAACGGATTGCCGACGGTATTCACCAGCAATCTCGGGCTGGACGAGCTGGAGAAGCGCTTGGGCGCCCGCACGGTGAGCCGTATCATCGAGTCGTGTGATGGAGTCCTGCTCAAGGGCGAGGACTACCGCAAGCGCAAGCTGGGGGTAGGGCGGTGATGGTATTGCGGATAGTGTTGCCAGGCGTCCCGCCCAGCGTCAACCACATGTACCGGCGGTTTACGTACGGCGACCGCACCATGAACGTGATCACCCGCCACGCGCAGGCGTGGATGGACAGCGTGAGGCTGGCGGCAACGGCGGCGGCCGTACGTGCCGGGTGGCAGCTTGTGCCTGCAGGGCGCAAGGTCGTCGTGCGGCTCTGGTTCTACTGGCCGTCTCGGGTGAGGCGGGACACGCACAACACCCTGAAAGCGCTGCTTGACGCCTGGCAGGGTGTGCTTTACGAGGACGACTACTGGGTGCTCCCGCGGGTGATGGACTTTAGCGTTGATAGGGACAACCCGCGAATCGAGGCGGAGCTTGAGGTCATGGAGGAGGCTGTGGCGTGATGGTGCGGCACAGCATGAACCGTAACCCGGCACCGGGTGGAACTGGGCGAGGGCGGGAAACCGTCTACACGGAGGGCGCAGTAACGTGGCGGTGCTGATGCAGGAGGCGGTAGCGGTGCAGCAGGAGCGATACACGGTTGAGCAGGTTGAGCGATTGCTGGTGCGCTACCTGCATAGACGCGAGGAGTTGGACCTGTGCGGGCCGATGAGAGAGAGGCTGTTCGTCAGGGTGCCCGCGGACGACGTAGTGCCAACCCCAACCGTCCACGACGCCGTTCTGGAGCGGGCCGATTTGTTCCGGGCGCTGAACCGCATCCCCGCCCACTACCGCCGCCTGCTGGTGCTGTGGTACGCTACGGACTGGAGTACGGACAGGATTGTCGCTTGGTTCCAAAAGCAATTCCCGAAGGTGAGCCGCCGCACGGTATTCCGCTGGCGCGAGCAGGCAGTCATAAGTCTGACGCGCCAAATGAACAAAAACCGTTGACGTGTGACACTAACTGGGGTAAAATTAGCTACGATAGCAGACGTGTCGAGATCCCCCGTACTGCTTCGGCGGTACGGCGCGGGGTTGCCGAAAGGCAACTCCTGCTCTTAGGGTTCGGGGTATCCCGGACGGCAGGGCGAAACCCGCCCTGTTGACAACTTTGCCCGCTGCCCCGGCGTAACGGTGCTGCTCGGGGCGGCGGGTTCACTTTTGCCGGACGGGCGCAAGTGAAGCAAACCGGCGGGGCGGTCCCACACGGGGCCGCCCTTGGCGCGCCCGCAACAAAATCCCTCCCTCCTCCCACTCCGCAAGGCCGCGGGTGCCGCACCTCCCGCCCGCGGCCTAAGCGCGGGGAGGGGAACAGCCTCGGAAGAAGGTGGTGATGGTGCCGAAGCCGACTCCGGTCAGCGCCGAGGAGCGCGAACGCATCATCGAGGCGTTGCGCGCCGGTGAATCGCAGACGTCTGTCGCGAAGCGCTTCGGGAGAGGTGCGGGCACCATCAACCGCATCGCCAAGGAGGCGGGCCTGGAGTATTCCGCGCCAACAAAAGCCAACGAGGCGCGGTCCCGGTTCGCCAAAGAAGGCCGCATCCGGCTGCTGGACAAGGCGCTGGCCAAGGCCGAGGAGATGATGGACCAGCTCCGCAAGCCGTTGGAGTTGCAGCAACTGTCCATCGCCCTTGCGGTCCTGCTGGACAAGCGCAGGCTTGAGGATGACGACGGCCAGCGGCGGCCGGGCTCGATTGCTGAGTTGATGCAGAGGCTACGGGAGGAAGTTAGCGATGGCGACGATGCTGAACCTCCCGCGGGGTAAGCAGGCGCGATCCATCCTCGAATCCACGGCCCGCATCAACATCTGGCACGGGTCGGTGCGGTCGGGCAAAACAGTCGCCAGCATCCTGCGCTGGCTCGACTTTGTCGCCCACGGCCCGCCGGGCGAGTTGCTCATGGTTGGCAAGACAACGAGAACGCTCAAGCGGAACATCCTCGACCCGATGGCGGAGATGCTGGGTGACAACGAGTTCCGGCTTATCTCGGGCCGGGGCGAGGCGTACATCTACGGGCGGCGGGTGTATCTGGTCGGGGCCAATGACGAGCGCGCCGAGGGTAAAATCAGGGGCCTAACGCTGGTCGGTGCCTACGGCGATGAGGTGACGCTGTGGCCTGAGAGCTTCTTCACGATGCTCCTGTCCCGGTTGAGCATGCCGGGCGCCAAATTCTTCGGCACGACGAACGCCGACGGGCCGTATCACTGGCTCAAGCGCAAGTACCTCGACCGGGCCTCCGAACTCGATCTTCGCCACTGGCAGTTCGGCCTGGAGGACAACCCGAACCTGCCGGTCGAGTACGTCGAGGCGCTGAAACGCGAGTACACGGGGCTTTGGTACAAGCGCTTCATCCTTGGCCAGTGGGCGCTGGCTGATGGTGTCGTGTACGACATGTTCGATCCGGCCCAGCACGTCGTTAAGGCACTGCCGCCCATGCGACGCTACTGGGTCGGCGTCGACTACGGCACTACCAACCCGACTGTGTTTCTGTTGGTCGGCGAGGGTGTGGATGACTGCCTGTACGTCACCAAGGAGTGGCGTTGGGACAGCGCGGCCAAAGGCCGCCGCTTGACAGACCAGCAGTTGAGTGCCGAATACCGGCGGTGGGTCGGCAACGTGACGCCGCAGAGGGTCTTCGTTGACCCGTCGGCGGCGAGCTTCATCGCACAGCTGTATCATGACGGCGTGCGCGGCATCACACCCGCAGACAACGCCGTTGTTGACGGCATCCAGGACGTATCGACGCTGCTGGGTGCCGGTCGGCTACGAATCCACGAGTCCTGCACGGGGCTCATCGAGGAGATGGGCAACTACGTGTGGGACGCCAAAGCGCAAGAGCGCGGAGAGGATGCGCCGGTGAAACAGAACGATCACGGTCCAGACGCCTTGCGCTATGCCGTGCGCGGCACGCGGAAATTCTGGCTGCGCTGGGTCACGGGTATGAAAGGAGCGGCTGCGTAGTGGCTCTACCCGAACAGAATCAACCGTGGCCGCCCGATCCCTGGCGGCCCATTTTCGCGAAGTACGCCGAATGGGCGGCGTGGTACAGCGGCGACCCGGAGCAGCTGGCCAAGGTTTACTCACAGATGGCCTACACACCCACACCGAAGGGGCGTTTCTGGGCCAAGCAGCTGCGCGAAGAACGCCGCGTAATGCTCCACGTGCCCATCGCTGGCGACATCGCCCAGACCAGCGCCGACCTGCTGTTCAGCGAGGTGCCGGATATCAGCATCCCCGAGGCCCACGAGCAACGGGCTCCGTCTGGTGCCAAGGCGGCACAAGACCGTCTGTGGCAGCTTATCGACGATGGTGGCATCCACAACCGGCTGCTGGAGGCGGCCGAGACGGCGGCGGCCCTGGGTGGGGTGTTCATCGGCCCGGTGTGGGACACCGACGTGGCGTCGTATCCCATCCTTCGAGTGGTCCAGGCCGACGCCGCCATCCCTGAGTTTGCCTGGGGGTATCTGCGGGCCGTCACGCTGTTCCGGGTCATCGAGGACGACGGGGAGACCGTTTGGCGGCACATCGAGCGGCACGAGCCTGGGGTCATCCTCCACGCCCTGTACAGGGGCACGCACGACAACCTAGGGCGGCGGGTGTCGCTCCAGTCCCGTCCGGAGACGGCTGGGCTGCAGGAGGTTGTGCAGCTGCCTCCAGCCATGGCCAACACCCTGGCAATTCGCTACGTGCCCAACGCCCGGCCCAACAGGACGTTCCGGGCCGATCCCATCGGGACGTACCTTGGTCGCAGCGATTACGCCGGGGTCGAAGGACTCATGGACGCGCTGGATGAGGCGTACACCAGCTGGCAACGGGATATCCGCATGGCCAAGGCCCGCGGAATCGTGCCCGAAGAGTGGTTGGAGAAGCCTGACGGCAGCAGCGCGCTCCGGTTTGACGAGGACAAGGAGTTCTTCGTCGGCGTCTACGGCGACCCATCGGGCGGACAGGTGAAGCCCGAACTGTTCCAGCCGGCCATACGGTTCCAGGAGCACGAGGCGACGTGCCTGCACTACCTGGAGCGCATTATCGCAGCGGCTGGGTACTCGCCGCAGTCGTTCGGCCTGCACATTGAGGGCCGGGCTGAGAGCGGCACGGCGCTCCGGATCCGGGAGCGGAAGTCGCTCATCACAAGCCAGAAAAAGCGCCGCTTCTGGGAACCGGCCGTCGCCGACGTGCTCTGGATGATGCTGGTCATCGACCGGGAGATTTTCGGGCGTCGCGACATCGAGCCGTACAGGCCGAACGTCGCGCTAGAGGACAGCATCGCCGACTCGTTCCACGAGGTGGCGCAGTCGGTGGAGCTTCTGGCCCGGGCGAAGGCGGCGAGCACCCGGACGCTGGTCGAGATGCTGCATCCCGACTGGGACAGCGAACAAGTGGACGCCGAGGTCCAGCGCATCCTGCAGGAGCAGGGGATGCTGGTGCCGGACCCGCTACAGGTGGGGATTGACTGATGCCCATCAGTCCCGCCATGGCCGAAGCGGTCGCCGAGGAAATCCGCCGCATATACGCCGAGGCCGAGCGCATCGTGATGGAGAAGGTGGCCCGCCGCGTTGCCCGCGGCATCGATGAAGAAGGCTACTATGAGCGCAAGCTGATGGAGCTCCAGGCCCTGCGCCGCGAGGTCGAGGCCGAAATTCGTCGGCTCCAGCGGGCCGAGCGCGAGGTCGAGCGCATCGTCGCCGACGCCTACAAACAGGGCTCCCAGGCGGCCATCGTTGACCTGCGCCGTGTTGCCCGGGCCGAGACGCTGCGCACGGCATTCACGGCGGCGAATCAGCGAGCCATCCAGGCGCTAGTGCAGACGGCCATCGGCAACCTGCGGGCCACGCACCTTAGGATACTGCGTCAGGCCGAAGACGTCTACCGGCAGGTGATTGCCGAGACGGCGGCACCGCAGGTGCTGACCGGGGCGCTGACGCGGCGTGAGGCGGCGCAGCTGGCGCTGAACAGGTTTGCGGACTTGGGTATCACGGGATTCGTGGACCGGGCGGGGCGCACATGGACGATAGAGTCTTACGCGGAAATGGCGACTCGGACGGCGGCCGGGCAGGCGGCCATTCAGGGGCACATCGACCGTCTCATCGAAAACGACCGGGACCTGGTCATCGTGAGCGATGCCCCGGAGGAGTGCCCGCTATGCGCCCCATGGGAAGGCCGGGTGCTCAGCCTTACGGGCCGCACGCCGGGCTACCCGACGGTGGACCAAGCGAGGGCGGCGGGGCTTTTCCACCCCAACTGCCGGCACAGTCTCGGGGCGTACATCCCGGGACTGACGGAGCCGATGCGGCAGACTCGGGACGCCGAGGGTTACCAAGAGCGGATGCAACAGCGCTACATGGAGCGCCAGATCCGCAAGTGGAAGCTCCGGGAGTCAGTGGCCATCACCGACGAGGCCCGTCGCGAGGCCCGGGCCAAGGTCCGGGAGTGGCAGGCGCGAATCCGGCAGTTCGTGGCCGAGCACGACCGGAAACGGCTGTATTACCGGGAGCAGGTGGGCAAGGCGAGGTGAGCAGCGTGTCGCAGGAAGAGTTGTGGATCTGGATTCTGACCGCTACTTGGATGTCGGCGGTTCTGGTGCCTTGGCTTGTCGACCAGCTGCGGCTCGGGTGTCGGCGACGCGAATCACCTTCGCTAGTCGTCTTGGCTCCGGTGCGGTCCCGGGCTGGATGGGCACGACCTGCACCACGTGGCCGTTGAGAGTGACGATAAGCCACTCCTCGCCGTCAACGGTGATGACCTCTTCGCGGAGGTCCAGGCGCAGGCGGGCCTCGATGGGTTTGCGAGGACGGCCGAATTGGCCGCGGATGAGCCGACCCATAAGACCTAGCCCTTGATGGTGAGTGGGCCGGCGGGAATGAATTCGACGCTCCCGAAACCGTTATCGAAGTTCCATTCTACAACAGCCAAACCAGTAAACTCGCGGCCATCGTCCGAGACAAATCTGGTTTCGTGGCGTTGCTCGCTTTCGCCAAGTTGGCGCAGTAGTTCCGCGGAGGCGACATCTACGCCATACAACGTAGCTGACCATGTACCGCCGAGCGGATCGTGGGATAAGTGACCATCCGTGAAGGTGATGGACCGGCCTGACACTGTAACCGATGTAATGGTGTAGTGGTTCATAACAACGGCTCCCTTCGATTGCGTAGTTGGTAGCATAATTCTAACATGCGCCGCTCCGATATGGGGCGGCTTGTTCATTTGGCCGACAAAGGGGCCGTGATCGTGGTGACCATCATCGGCCAGCTCAGCGCTGAGGACCTGGCAAGGTGGCGGATCCTCTGCGCCCGGCAAGAGGCACTGAACCACCGACCCGAAGCGTGGAGCCGGGCGGAAATCGAAAGCCACATGCTCGAGTATTACCGCTTCCTCGGCGAGATTGCGGCCCGTTACGAAATCGACGACTCCCGCGAATGGCGCGTCAGCGCCTGGACGGGTGTCGTTTACTACACTGACTGACCGCCCCACGGCGGGGCGCAAACCGCCGGACATCGCCGACGGGCGTTAAACGGGAGGTTATGCACATGAAGGAGCTGTTCCATTTCGACTTGCAGCGTTTCGCCGGTGACGGCGACCCCGACGCCGGGGGCAACGACGGCGGGCAGGACACTGGCGACGGCGGCCAAGGACATGCCGGGACCACGCCGATCGACGGCGGGAAGACGTTCACGCAGGAGGAACTGGACCGCCTCATTCAGCAGCGGCTCCAGCGTGAGCGGAAGAAATGGGAGCAGCAACTGGAAGAAGAGCGCCGCAAGGCGGCTATGACCGAAGCCGAGCGCCTACGGGCCGAGAAAGAAGAGGCCGAGCGCCGGGCCAAGGAGGCCCAACAGCAGGCGGCCCAGCGGCTGGTGCAGGCAGAGGCCAAGGTCGTGGCGCTGGAGCTGGGTGTCAAGCCTGACCGCATCCCCTACGTCCTGCGTCTCGCAGACCTGTCGAGCGTTGACGTGGACGAGAACGGGCAGGTGGACGCCAAGGCCTTGCGGGCGGCCATCGAGGCCGTGCTGCGGGACGTGCCCGAGTTGAAGGGCGCGACGACGGCGCCCGGCAAGAGCGGCGCAGATTTCACGGGCGGCGTGGGGACCGTCGAGCGCAACCCGTGGAGCAAGGAGCATTGGAACCTGACGGAACAGGGCCGGATTTTCCGGGAGAACCCGGAGTTGGCCCGCAGACTCATGAAAGAAGCGAAAGGGAGATGAGCAGCCATGAGCACCAAGATCGCTGACGTGATTGTCCCAGAGGTTTTCAACCCGTACGTCATCCAGCGCACGATGGAACTGTCGGCGTTGTACCAGTCGGGCATTGTAGCCAATACCGCGGAGTTTGACCGGCTTGCCAACAGCGGCGGCACGCTGGTGCACATGCCCTACTGGGAGGACCTGACCGGCGATGACGAGGTTCTGAGCGACCAGGGTGCGCTGACGCCCGGCAAAATCACTGCCGGCCAGGACGTAGCACGTCGGCAGGCCCGCGGCCGCGCTTGGGGCGTGAACGACCTTGCGCACCTCCTGGCTGGCGACGACCCCATGCGTGCCATTGGCGACCTTGTGGCGAGCTATTGGGCGCGCCGCTTCCAGGCTATCCTGCTGGCGACGCTGGAAGGCGTGTTCGCCAGCCCGTCCATGGCCAGCAACGTGCACGACATCACCAGCGAGACCGGCGACGCGGCGCTGATCAACGGCTCTACCTTCATCGATGCTGTGCAAAAGCTTGGCGACGCCAAGGGCCAGTTGACGGGTATCGTCATGCACTCGGCCACCGAGGCGTACCTGGCAAAGCAGCAACTGATCGAGTACGTCCAGGAGTCCGACCAGAGCGACCGGGTGCCCACCTACATGGGCAAGCGGGTCATCGTGGACGACGGCATCCCGTTCGACACCAGCACCAAGGAAACCGTCACCTACATCTTCGGCCCCGGCGCCATCGCCATGGGCAACGGCGACGGCATGGGTGCGGTGCCGCTGACGGAAACCGACCGCGACTCGCTGGCTGGTGAGGACTACTTGATCAATCGCCGGGTGTTTATCCTGCACCCGCGGGGCGTCAAGTGGACCGAGACGGCCGTCGCCGGCGCGTTCCCAACCAACGCCGAGCTGGCCAACCCGGCCAACTGGCAGCGGGTGTGGGAGCCGAAGGCCATCCGCATCGTGGCGTTCAAGCACAAGGTGGCGTAACGGGGAGGGCCGAAGCCCTCCCCAATCGTTTCAGAAGGGGTGAGCCCGTTGGGACTCACGGGATTCAACCTCCGGCGCCGGTTGTTGGCCCAGCAGGCGGCGAAGGAGGCGGCCGACAAGGCCGAGCAGGCCAAGAAGGCCACCAACGACGACAAGCCCAAGCGCCAAGCACGGGCCCCGAAGGAGGACTAACCCATGGCCTACGCCACGCCGCAGGACCTAGCTGAATACCTGGGCACCGACCCGAGCCAGCTGCCTGCGGACGTGGAGCGGCTGCTGGAGCGGGCCTCCGAGTTGGTCGATTACCTGACGCTAGGTCGTGTCAGTCCAGAGAACGCCGAACACGCCCGGGCGGCCAAGCTGGCCACCTGCGCCCAGGTGGAAGCCTGGATGCAGACGGACGAGGTCGGGGACAAGCAGGGAACCGTCAAGCGTTTCACCATCGGGCGATTCAGCATGGACTTCGGTGAGCAGGGCGTCCCGCAGGTGGCCCCGCGGGCTCGCCGCTATCTGCTTCTGGCCGGGCTCTTGTACCGGGGGGTGTCGTCGGCATGAGGGTGCCGGGCTGGCTCCTGCGGGAGACCGTGACCATCACGCCGTTTCTGCGCATGGGCTGGGACGGGCCGGAGTACGGCGACCCGTTCGAGGCTCGTTGCCACATCGAGCCCGGGCAACGCAAGGTGACGGACCGGCAGGGCGAGGAGGTCGTGGCTGAAGCCACGGCCTTCTTCGCGCCCGAGGTGCAGCTCAATCCGGGCGACAAGGTCACCTGGGAAGGCCGCACTTACACGGTCATCGAGGCCCGGCCGCTGCGGGCGCTGGGAAAGGCGTCGCACGTCGAGGTGATCCTGCGATGAGCCGCACGCAGTTTCGATGGTACGGGCGGTTTGTCTCGCAGCATGTCAGAGCGGCCGCCGTCGAGGGACTGCGGGACGCCGCCGAGCACCTGCTGGAGTACGCCAATCGCACCGTGCCCATCGAGGAAGGAACGCTCATGAGAAGCGGCCAGGCCGACGTGGACTCGGAGACGCTGGAGGCAACCGTCAGCTACGATACTCCCTATGCCGTGGTGCAGCATGAAAGGTTGGACTTCAAGCACGACCCTGGGCGCCGGGCCAAGTGGCTGGAGCTTTCGCTGAATGAGCGGGAAGAGGCCATCCAGCAGTACATCGCCCGCAAGATCCGGGAGTCGCTGAAGGGATGAGACCGCGTGTGGATCGAGAGCATCGCTCGCTACCTGGAGCAGCAGGGGCTGGGTACGCTGGGCCAGACCATCTTCTGGCGCAAGTTCCCGGACACGCCCGATGAGATCGTTGTCCTCACTCCCTACGGCGGCCCTACGTCGGATAACAAGCTGGGCTACGACGAGGTGACGTTCCAGGTGCGGGTGCGGGGCCCGCGGACGGGTGCCGACGGCCCGCCATTCAACAAGCTCCAGGCCATCTACGACGAGTTGCATGGGCTGAGCGATGTCGAGTTGCCTGATGGGACCTGGGTGGTGGGGATCATTGGGCTGCAGAGCTCGCCCCAGTTTCTCCTACAGGACGAGAACGGGCGAGCCCATTACGTGATCAACTTCCAGGCGGAGATTCGAAGCTTGACCAAACACCGTGAGTAAGGAGCGTGATTCCGGTGGCTGTGACCAAGATTTTGGCGCGGTCGTGGGACTTCTACGTGGAGGACAAGTCCACAGGTGAGTTCGTGCCCATCAAGGGCATCAACTCGTTCACGATCAACCCCACCAAGACCGACGCGGATGTCGGCGACTTCGACTCTGAGGGCATGGCCGAGCACCTGCCGGCCGAGCGGGCGGTCTCCATTACCCTGCAGGGCGTGTTCCTTATCGACCGGACAACTGGTGAACGGGACCCCGGGCAGGAGCTGTGCGAGGAGCTGTCCGAGAAGGTTGACATCGACGGCCTAGCAAGGTTCCGCTTCATCCCGAAGACGGCAACGCAGGGCTGGGAGTTCCTGGCGTCCTTCAGCGCTGGCCCGACGGGCGGCGGCCGCAACGACGGCACCGGCTGGCAGTGTGAAGTGACCCGCACCGGCAAGACCACTAAGTTCACGCGGACGCCGTAACGGAGGGAGACCATGTCGAAACGGAAGTTCATCGACTTCGACCGTTTCTGGTCAGAGATGAAACCAGAGGATGGTGAGGAGCTAGGCGTGCGAGTATTTGGGGAGGACGTTGTCCTCCCCTCCTCGCCTCCGGCGTTGATCGTGCTCCGCTACCTGCGGCAGGCGGCTGACCCGGAGGCCGAGGTGGAGCCCGACTTCATGGTCAAGATTGCCGAGGCCCTATTTGGGCAGGAGCGGCTGAACCGCTGGTTGGAGAAGGGGCTGACCCTGCAGCAGCTCGTGGACCTCGTGACACAGACGGTGCGCATGTACCTGCAGGACGAGGACAGCGGCGACGAGGCTGACGACGCCGAGGGTGACGAGGGAAACCGGTAACCCGCCGCGGTGGCGGGTGGGCAGACATCCTGGAGGACTGGGCGCTGATTGAGGCGTCCTTCCAGGAGCAATACGGCATCAACCTGGTGGAAGCGCTGCCGCGCATGACGTGGCGGCGCTTTCGTGTTTTGTTGGACGGCCTGGGACCGGAATCGGTTTACGTGGTTGTACGGTCGCATCGGGAGCAGAACCCGATCATCGAGGACGTGGACGAGGCAGTTGCCTACGTGACGGCGATTTTCGGATGAGGTGGCGGCGAGATGGCGTTGAGGGTTGGCGAACTGTATGCCCTGCTCAAGTTGGAGGACCGCGAATTCCAGCGCGGCTTGCAGCGCGCCGAGCAGGAAACCCGCAAATTCGGGCGGTCTCTCGAAGACACGATTAAGCGCCTCGATAACGTTAGCAAGACAATCAATGACATAGGGCAAAAG